GCCTGAGATTCGGTCATCAGCCACTTAACAGCTGCTCGCGTTGGAACCGAGGTAAAGGCCCTCCTCTCTAGAGTTCGCCCACTCTGAAAGGAGGTTTCAACCTTTGGACTTGCTGTTTGTAGCTCATACCCATCCTGTAATGGCCTGGGCAACTCCTTTGGGTATGTGATCATGCGTCCTCCGGCGCGACGTTATTGTCATCGGCATAGACGCGCTCGTCATAACCGACCGCCTCGACATCAGCGGTGTATTCGCCTGGTTCAATTGAAGTAATCAGAACGGGATAGCCAGAGCGTTTCATGGTACCGAACAGCAGATGAGGCGGCTCGATCTCCCAGCTGGTATCTGGGACAAAATCCAGATCACCTACGGTCATTCGATAGTCATCCAGCTTGGAAGCCGCCCATGGACCGCTTGTGGATCCATCCGGGCGCCGTAGCATAACCACGTGCTGCTGATCCTCTTGCCACTGGAGCGGTTCAGAACTCACCAGAACGGTCGTGCCATCCATTGCCATGAAGTCTTCTAGAAGCGCACTCTGGGCATAACCCGGAACGTCATCCGCTACCACGTCATAGCTCAGATACCCGCTATTAAGCGCAGCCAGTTCAGTAGAGAAGCTGTAGCTCTTGGTGCGGTAGGCATATTCCCGCCGCCTACGCATGCCGATCCGCCACGCCCGATCTCGGTTGGTCACGCCGTTAAGAGTGATCTCCTTGACCGTATTCCCCTCATCTCCAGGCAGCCGGCACTTGACCGTCTCGTCCGCATAGGTCTTTTCGTCGGTATATTTGATGTCCACACCATCGTAGTCATCGGGAGATGGAAGCGTGAAGCTGCGCTTTAGAGGCTCTGTCATGTTCTGCGGCGAGTACATCTGGCCGTACACACTACGAGGCTCATCACGCACCGGCTTTAGCTTGCCACGCTCAAGGGTGAACTCAGCAAATCCAGCTGTAAGGGCATCACTGATGCATTCCTTAACTGTGCTGCTGTCCTCTACGGCATAGTCGAAGTAGTCACGGCGACCGCTCCATAGAGAGCCAAGGCGCTCCAGCTCTTCCAAGTCGAAGTCGTCATCGACATACCCTATGGATTTAGCGACATACCCCACCCAAGGGACGATGTCCCGAGTAGCGGTTGGCTCCGTCCACCTACCTCCTACCAGCCTCGGCAGTTTGCGAGTAGCGACTACCGAAACCTGACTTTCAGACTGAGCCGATAGCTGATCACCGCCACGGATGTAAACGGTCATCACCGTAACGCCTTGGTAGGCTTTAGGAGCCTTATCAAGACGGGCCTTGAGCGCATACCACTGCACACGGTCGTACTTGTCGGTAGAGGTCGATTCCTGACCTATACGGCGCATTCTTACCTCAGGCCGGATGCTTGCGGGCAGATTGACGCGCCCGGTATAACCAAGCTGATCCGAGGTGTTATTGGTATAACTGAAGCGTACCGACTGCCACGCTCCAAGGGTGGCCATATCCCGATATTGCAGCTCAACAGTGCAAGAAAATGGGTTCTTGGTGCCTTTCTTGGTATTGAAGTTAACCAGACCCTGCGGGAAGAAAATGTCCACCTCAAGAGTGTTAGTGACTTCATCTTCAGGGCAAGCGGCAAAAGGCCCAGCCCAATCACCTTCAATAGTAGAAGAGTCCAGCGTTATAACGGGTGTCGCGCTGTTGAAGGTATTGAAACTCGGCCACTCATCATCCACAGTTCCCGTATCGGTCAAGCGCTCCACTGTAATAGTGGAAGGCCCATGGTTTTCAGTCTTTGGATCGTCATCATCGACCGAGTCATCAGACACCGATGTTATACGGTAACGAAGTCCTTGATAGCCGATGCAGCTGTATAGGCTGCCAGTCTGCAATCCATTGGCTGGCGCGCCGCTTGTATAGTTGAGGGTCATCGAGGCAGGAGTATCATCCTCCCCCAGTCCGCCTTCTTCGAACGGCTGATAGGACGCGACCACATACAAACCCGCGTTATCACCAGTTATCTCAATGGGCATACCTACATACGGGTTGATCATCGAGACATGCGGGCCGCTAATGATCGTTGCGCCGCCGTTGCCTGGGCTTGTATAGGTATAGGGATACAGGACCTCGACTCTGGCAATAAGCCCGGGCTGCCAGCCGATTGGAAACCAGCCCGCTCCAGTCGGAACACTTATTTGATAACCAGAGAAAAGGAAGGTATCTGCTGTCGGCTGCTCATCAATGGCAAATGTCGACTTGAGCGTCAGGCCCGCGCCCCCGGTACTTGTAGATCCAACCTCGGTAGAGGGATGCCACCAGTCCGCTGCCGTCTCGCCAGAAAGGTCCTGGCCGGGACCAAAGATTTTGTAGGAAGCGGTATTTCCCAGAGACGCAAGAGAGGTCTCACCTACTTTTACCGCGCCCGGATCGATCTGGAATTCACCCACCCCGACGCAAAGCAGCAATTCTGCCCACTGAATCCGGGTGTTTTGGAAGTAGTGCCGGGGCGGAAGTAGGTAGTCTGGATAGATCCTGTTCTTACCTGACACCTCACGGATGATATCGCCGATCTTGACTTGGTTGCCCTTGCTTCGGGCTAAGTTGAGCGTTTTGCCCTGTTGGTCAAATGAGCCAGGAGTTTTAACATTTGGCCGAAGGAAGATAACCGCAGCGACCACTGCTGCCGCTGCTGCTGCAGCAACAATCGCGACAGTTGCCGCCTCCAAACCCTTTGGCTCCGGGTAGATCCGCACATCGTCATCAGGACCGAACTCAACTGCCGGCCAGTCAACGGGCATGATGACAAAGCCATTAACCTCAATACTGATAGGCGGAGATTCTCGCCGCTCATAATTAGGCACGCTCTGGATTAGCCACTGCTCTAGCGTCATCACGGCATTGGTCGGATACCGCTCTAGAGGCTCGCCCTCAAGCTTGCTCGGGTAAATGCTGATCAAAATGAAAGCTCGCTCTAGGATATCGTTCGAGAAACTTGTTAAGTGGCTTCACGGAAACACCCGTCTGAAGCATTTCCATGCCGTGTAGTCGCCCATCCACCTCGACCACAAGGCCGACATGAACACAGATGGCGCCTCGCCATAGGCATACGATTGCACCTACCCTTGGCTCACATGAAACCATCGCGCCGGTGCATTCATGCGCAGCCTTAGTGAACTCTCGAGCCATGGTGTGGCGGACATGCCCCCAGCTCGGCAGTAGCGGCAGGCCGTACACCTCATGCCGTACTGCCCTCACTAGCCCCCAGCAGTCCAGTCGCTGAATGCCGTCCACGACCTCACCTCTCCCGCCATCCAGGTAGATGGCAGAGAAATAGTCATTCAAGGTCATATCAGACGTACCGGAGGCCGGGAGCGAAGTCCAAAGTGTATTTGCGGCGGGGCCAAGCAAGGTTTAACAGGTCGTAGTAGCCAGACGACAGCTGTGAGGTAACTCCCTGGATATACCCACCCTTCACCTTCATCCGATATGGCTTTTCAGCCGGACCGGATAGGTCGCTGGACAGGTATACCCTGAACACCAGACTAATAACCTGTCTGGTATCCAAAGCCTCGTCGATCAACTGCTGAGATTCGCCGGTGACGTTATCAATAGCGAAATTCAACGTCTGATTCCCACTGTTGTCCCGCTTGGGCAGGGCCACATCCATTCCGCAGGCTTGATATGTCACCACCTCGCCTGTTTCGGTTGCGGCTACTAGATCCTCATAGGCCTTGCACAGATAGACCGGCCTTTCCCAGGCGGGACAGGACAGCTCTAGAGTGGCGATCTTTACATCCGATCCGCCTGATGCGTAAAACTGCTCTAGAACTGTCATCTTCCTACCCTTCTAAGTCCATACGTCTGCTCGAATGCCTTGGCCGCCTGACCGCCCTGGTGAATGTTTGATACAAACACGTCCATGGTCATGCCGCCGCCTGAGTTGTTGATCTGCTGTACCTGCCCTGCCTT